TTAAATTTAATTTAGTAGAGTCTGACATTATAATTCCAAAAAATTTAATGTGTCCAGTGTTTAATGTTAAAATGCAAACAAATACAGAATATGCTCCTTCGTTAGACAGAATAGATAGCTCAAAAGGTTACGTTAAAGGTAATATTCAAGTTATAAGTAAAAGAGCAAATCAAATTAAATCAAACGCAACGCCAGAAGAAATTATGAAAGTTGCACAATATATGATTAAGGAGTAACTACTATGGCGAGACCAAGAAAACCAGTAGCACTTAAAAAATTGGAAGGAACATATAGAAAAGACAGAAACCCAGATAATCCTGTAGAATTACCTGCAGAATTACCTACAATGCCTGAATGGACAACACATGATGTTGTTGCTGTTGGCATGTATGAACAAGTTGCTAAACACTTACACAGCATGGGTGTATCAACAGAAGTTGACAATTTAGCAATTGGGCTACTATCAGACCAGCTTAGCATATATTTAAAAGCTAGAGCTGAAGTATTGTCTAAAGGACCTATAATTACAACTACAGGTTCTACAGGGCAAGAAGTAAAAAAAGAAAATCCAGCAATAGCTGTGATGAACAAGTCGTACGCTAACATTGTTAAAATGATGAGCGAATGCGGTCTTACTCCAGCGTCACGAGCAAAGCTAGACGCTGATAAACCAATAGAAATAAACTCATTTGAGTCATTTCTAAAATCATAAGGAATAAAAATGGCATTTCAAAACGATTTTAAAAAAAATGAAAATAAAGTTTATGTCTGGTGCGAAACAGCAAGAAGATATATACTAGAGGTTAAAAAACCTAAGAAAGCAGTTAAGAAAAAAGAAAAAGTTCTTAAAGGCGAAAATATAGAAACTAAATAAGAGGGTATACAATGACAGGCTCAGAAAGAGGCTGGTCGTATGCAGAACGCGTAGTATCAGGAGAGATACCAGCAGCAGCACCATTAAAGGCAGCTGCTACTAGGGCTCTTAAAGATAAAAATAGGACAGACGACAAGTATTATTACTGCGCAAAGTCTGCCGACCGCGTAATACAATTTTTTAGATTTCTAAAACACATCAAAGGCCCATTAGCTGGGAAACCATTTGAGCTAGCCGACTGGCAAGCATTTTTGGTTGGTCAGTTATATGGCTGGAAACGAACAAAAGACGATTTACGACGATTTAGAACTGCTTATATAGAAGTTCCAAGAAAATCAGGTAAATCAACATTATGTTCAGGATTATCACTATATCATTTATTAGCTGATGGCGAACAAGGAGCTGAAGTTTATGCTGCAGCAACTACACGTGAACAGGCTAAAATTGTATTTGGTGATGCACAACAGATTGTGCGTAAAAATCCAGAACTATTAAATCATTTAAAAGTACATAGATCAGCATTACTACACGATGCAACAGGTTCCAAAATGGAAGCGTTGTCATCTGATGCTGGTTCATTAGAAGGAAGATCACCTTCATTTAGCGTCGTTGACGAACTACACGTACATAAAACATCTGAAGTATATGACGTTCTTAACGTTGCTTCTGGTGCTAGAGCACAGCCAATATTGTTTGCAATAACAACAGCTGGAACTAACACAGAAGGAATATGTTATGACGTGCGTAACTACAGCTTAAGTGTAGTCAACAACAACGTAGATGATGATACATTCTTCGCTGCTATATGGACAATTGATGAAACCGACGACTGGAGAGAACCGAATACTTGGATTAAAGCTAATCCTGGTTATGGTATCTCTGTTCAACCTGACGACTTGGAGAGAATGGCTAAACAAGCTCAAGAATCTCCTGTCGCTGAAACTAACTTTAAAACTAAACGACTTAATGTGTGGTGTAATGCATCTCAAGCATGGATTAGTTCTTATGACTGGGATAGAAACACTGAAGACAAACCGGACATAAAAACATTTTCCGGCAAGCCATGTTATATAGGTTTAGATTTAGCGAGTGTGGACGATTTCGCAAGTATGTGCGTATTGTTCTCAAAGGACGACAAAGTATATCCATACTTTAAACATTACTTACCAGAAGACACTGTATATAATAAAACAGGTGTAATTGGTCATAAGTATAGAGACTGGGTCAAACGTGACTTAATAACTATTACAGAAGGTAATGTTACAGACTTATCTTATATTCAGCAAGACATTGAAAATTTATGTCAAGAGTATAAAGTACATGAAATAGCATATGACCCATTTGGTGCGCAGCAAATATCTGCAGCATTAATTGATAAGCATTTACCTATGATTAAAATGTCTCAAAGTATTATGTCTATGTCAGACCCTAGTAAAGAGTTAGAAAAATTAATTAAATCAGGAACACTAGTACATGGTGGTGACCCTATACTTAACTGGATGATTTCGAACTGTATAATTTATATAGACCCGAATGATAACATTAAAGTTAAGAAGGAAGCACACGCCAACAAAATAGATGGTGTTATAGCTTTAATTATGGCTTTAGGTAGAATGAAAGTTAATGGTGGTATTCAATCAAGTGTATTTGAAAGTAGAGGAATACGAACATTATAAGGAAACAATATGGCAAAACCATGGTATCAACGAATTTTTAGCGGTAGTGAGCAGAAAGCTGCTCCTGTCGCTTACAACAGTATAAACGATGTACCTATGCATGCATTATTTGGTAACGAAAGTTTACCAACAACTATTAGCGATAACTCAGCAATGAGATTATCTGCTGTATACACATGTATTAAAGTATTATCTGAAACTGTCTCAAGTTTACCTGTGTGTCTTTACAGACACGTTGGTGAAGGAAAAGAATTACATACAAGCAACCCGTTGTTTGATCTAGTAGGTAAAAAACCTAACGAATTTCAAACAGCTCCTGAATTCATGTCATACGTGATGATGAGTTTGTTGCTTAGAGGTAACTTCTATGGTTACGTAAACAGAACTGCATCAGGAAGAATAATAGAAATATTACCACTACCTTTTGACGCTGTTTCAGTAATGCAAGACACAGATTACAACATCGTATATAAAGTAACACACAGCGATAAATCAGAATTTGTATATTCACAGTATGAAATACTTCATATTAAAGGAATGTCAATGGACGGAATCGTTGGTATGTCACCACTACAATATAACGCATCTGTTATGAACAATGCGATCGCAGCTAGAGATTATGCTGGGTCAGTATTTGCTAACGACGCTACGCCAAGAGGTGTATTGTCTACAGATGGTGTATTGTCAGATGAAGCATACGACAATATAAGACAAAGCTGGGAAGCTTCACACGGCGGAATTAAAAACGCACATAGAATAGCTATCCTAGAACAAGGATTAAAATTTAGCCCAATGCAATTAACACCTGCTGACGTACAATTACTTGAATCACGTAAATATTCAAGAACTGAAATAGCGTCAATTTTCAGAGTGCCACCGCATATGTTAGCTGACCTTGAGAGAGCTACTTTCTCAAACATCGAACATCAAGACTTGGCGTTCTATAAGTCAACAATACTTCCGTATTTGACTAATATTGAAGCAAGGCTAAATTGTACACTCTTAAATGTTAATACTCAGTACTTCAAATTTAAAGTTGAAGATTTACTAAGAACAGATTTAACAACAAGAGTAAATGCTTATAAAGCAATGATAGAAACAGGTATAATGTCACCAAATGAAGCTAGGGAACGTTTAGATATGAATCCTAGAGAAGATGGTGATGATTTTATAATTGGTTCTAACAATTTAAATTTTGGTAACGAAGAACTTAACACGGAGTAATAAATTAATGACTTCAAATAACAATACATGTTGCGACTTCACGTCTGGAGTATGTGGGACATGCACCAACGAAGAAGTTAAGCAATTACAAGTTTCTTTTAACATCAAAGCCTACGGTGATGATGAAGAAGATAAATATAAGTTCAGTGGCTACGCTAATACTTTCAACCATAAAGATCGGGTTGGAGATATTACAATGCCTGGAGCTTTTACCAAGTCATTGCTGGACCATGCAAAAGCAGGGACTAAACCAGTAATGCTATATCAACATGACCATACTAGACCAATCGGTGTCTGGGAAAAGATCGTCGAAGATCAAAATGGACTTTATGTTGAAGGAAAATTAACTCAAGGGGTTAAAGATGCAGATGAAGCGTACAGGCTTCTTAAAGATGGTGCAATTAACAGTATGTCTATTGGATATGCTACAGTTAAAGAGCACTATGATAGAGATGAAAAAGCAAATATGCTTGAAGAGGTCAAACTCTTTGAAATCTCTTTAGTATCTATACCCGCAAACGAACAGTCTTTGGTAATTGACGTTAAGTCAGACCCAGAGGCTAAACAGCACAACAAGACATCACAAGATGGAGAGGCGTGCTTAAATTCTAAGGAAAATATTATGACTGAAGAAGTTAAAAATGACGTTGAAATCGTTGAAACTCCTGAAGTTGAAGCAGTTGAACCTGTTGCTGAAGAAGCAGTAGAAGAAGTTGTTGAAACTGAAGAAGTTGTCGAAGAAACAGTAGAAGAAGTAGTAGCTGAAGAAGTTGCTGTTGAAGAAACTGTTGAAGAAGTTGCTGAAGAAGCAGTTGAAGAAGTAGTAGCTGAAGAAGTTGCTGTTGAAGAAACTGTTGAAGAAGTAGTTGTCGAAGACGATGCAGACGAAAAGTCAGCTCCAGTTGAAATTGAAACTAAAGACGCAGCAATTGCGGACTTAGAAGAAAAGTCAGCTAAAGCAGACGAACAAATTAAAAACTTAACCGAAGAACTAGAAGCTTTACAAGCTAAGGCAGCTAGACCTTCAATAAAAACTTTTAAAAATAAGGAAAAATCTATAATGGAAAATAAAGAAATGATGGACGTTTTCGCAAGAAAAGGTTTAGACGCTCTTAAAGAAAAAGGTGGAGATTTACAAATCTCAACAGACGCTCAAGGTGGATTTGCACTTCCAGTGGAAATGGCAAATGACATTCTTATGCTTCAAAACGAAAAGTCTCCTATGAGACAAGTAGCTGGTGCGCTAACTACTCAATCAACTGATTACAGCCAATTAGTTTCTATCGGAAACGCTGCTTCAGGATGGGTTGGTGAAACTGATGCTAGAAGTAAAACTGATGCTCCTGAGCTTACAAAAATCTCAGCTGTATTTGGTGAAATCTACGCTGCTCCTAAAGCATTCCAACACGTATTAGAAGATGCATTCTTCAACGTAGAGGCATGGTTAAATGGTGAAGTTGCTAGAGAATTCAACGAAAAAGAAGGCGATGCTTTCTTAAACGGTAACGGTGTAAACAAACCTGTAGGTATCTTAAACGGTCAAGACGTTTCTGCTGCTTATACTGCTGGTGATGCAACAAGAGACTTTGGAAAATTCCAAACAGTTCTTACTGGTGCAGCTGCTACTTTAGGTGCTACATCTGATGACGTAATCAACAACTTAAGAAATGTTGTTCTTTCAATGAAAACTGGTTACCTTCCTGGTGCTAAATTCATGATGAATAGAGCTACACACAATATTCTTGTTGATCTTAAAAATGCAGACGGCGAATATTTCCTACAAAGAGATATTGCTAATGCTGCTGGCGATAAGCTTTTCGGATATGACATAGTTGTAAACGAAGATATGGCTGACGTTGCTGCTGGAAACTTCCCAATAATCTTTGGTGACTTTGACGCAGCTTACAAAATCATCGACAGAGTTGGTGTTTCAGTTCTTAGAGACCCTTACAGTGCTTACGGCGCAGTATCTTTCTACACAAGAAAGAGAGTTGGTTCTATGATTCTTAACACAGAAGCTCTTAAAGTTGTTGGTATTGGTGCATAATCAATTTTAACAATTACAGGTCACGGCGGACACCTTAAGTCCGCCACTTTTTAATTTAACATAAAAACTAAGGAATCAGAAAACATGTTTAAACTATTTAACACAACAGACAACACGACGAGTTATACGTCTGAAGAAGTTAAGTTTGAAACTAGGGGCAACCGAACAGGAGTTTTTCAAGCTAATGTATCATCAGGTGATTCCATAACTTTACAATCAAGAATTGATAACACATTTGACTGGGCTGACATTGTCACCGTAGCAGATGCTAACGAAATTCAAGAAGTCATATTGGCTCCATATTTCAGAGTTGTTGTAACTAACACTAGCGGAAACGCAGTAGTTGCAGGACTAC